TAACCTGCGTATCCGCACCGGGGGTATCAATCTCAAGCAGTAACGTTGAATCGCTTGCACGAGTGACAATGATCGTACCCGCAGAAGCACCTGCCAAGTAATACAAACCTTTGATCCGGGTCATGGGGAGCGCTAAGTTACCGCTATAGCCAACCGTAATAGCTCCGGTTGTCCCTGCGCTCGTTGTAATGCTTGAGACAGAAGCAAAGTAATTGGTAGTAGAAGTCGTTGCTGCACCACCGGAACCATCTGGCCCAGCGATTACTTCTGTAACGACAACCCCACCTACCGTAGTGCCAGTAATAGTAAAATTAACGCCTGATTCATTAGTAGACGCAGCTCTAACAGTTACCTTATATCCATAACCGTTAATCCCAGGCGTTGTATTGGCAAGCGTTAAAGCACCGGCACCCGAAGGCGTAACCGAAGTTACGTAGAAGTTAGTGCTCGACCTAATCTTGACCGACCATACATCATATTGCATCGCCATGTCCTCACTCCAAAGCTAAAGGGGGCTTACGCCCCCATCCAATTAGGCACTAGGCGCCACTGCCAAACCACCGGCAGAAGCACTTGGAGCAGGCATATCAATGTAGGTTTGACCAACAGCGTTTGCAGTACCAAGACCCGTGAAGCCTACAGTCGTACAGTTATTGAGTACGATCATACCGCCAGCCGAAGCAGGCAGCGACACGAGATCAGTAATTGCTACGCCAGTAGACTGAACAGCATTGATAAAGACGCAGTTATTAAACAACTGGAAACGATCCACTGCACCTGCTGCCGCTGCATAAATCACAGCACCGTTAGCACCGGAGCCTGTTGCCCAAGAGGGGAACAAACAGCTTTCAAACACGTTACGCACTGAACCACTAGCAAGTTCAATGGTGTAGTTAGCAGCCGTGCGAGCAACCGTATCTGTGCCAAACGTACAACCAACAAAGGTATTTTCACCCGCGCCAGTAAGCTTCATAACCCGTGCGCCAGTACCACCAGCAGAGGCTGCATCAGCCAAACCTTGAACGTTTACGTTATTGAACGCATTACGGTCGCCTGTCACACTAAGTGTGATGTTGGATGCACCGCCCGTACCAAACCCACCCCAAATCGAAACATTAGCGATATAGCAATTATTTGCAGATACCGTCATCACAGGGGTAAACGAAGTACCAGAAGCAGCAATACGTGCGCGTTGGCCGATTACGGTTGGGGCGCAAATACCGATCAAGTGCGTAGAATCTTTGTTCCAATCAAGATTGGAAGTCAGCGTAGCCGAAGTGGTAACACCATCTTCTACTTCACTAATGAGATACACAACATCGTTGTTGCCTTCCGTACAAACAGAAAGTGCGTATGAAAGGGTTTTGAATGCTTGAGCTGGAGTGTTTCCAGTGTAGCCATCAGAGCCTGTCAGCGGGTTAACAAAATAATAGTTACCCGTAAAGTTAAAATCACCATTCAAGCTTGGGCCAATAAAGCCACCGTTAGATCTAACGGGGCCAGAAAATGTGGTCAAACCCATAATATCCTCACATGCGATGTCGGCGTATTAGTCTGCATGTCGTCAGCCGGGACTGTCTAATACACCGAGGCTAACCCCGGAATATCAGTGTTGTATCAGGTTGTGAGGGGTGTGTCAACAAGCTTATTTGATTTAAGAAGGTTTTGCTCTTGGGTTATGACTCTAAGGTTCCAAGGTACGTGTAAGCCACATACAAATTCAGAACGTAAAGGAATTATGTGGTCAACAACATAACGCTCGCCTGTAGTTCTAGACATTGTAATTGCAATTTGATAAAGCTGCCGAATCTCTGACTTTTGCTTCTTAGTGATCCAAGGTGGAGTAGCCTCTCTATGCTTACGACGACGCACTTTATTGTCGGCTAAAACTTGATCAGGATTGTTTTCTTTCCAGGTGTTTCTATAAGCACGTTTTTCTTCTGGGGTTCTAGCTTGCGCCCTAGCAATAACTGTTTCACGGTTACGAATATAGTACGCCTGTTTAGCGTTTAACCCAGCTTCAGATTTGTTGTACTCGCGGAAGTAATCAGCACGTTTTTCTGCTGCCTGCTGCCACTCAACTTTCAAACACTCGACACAAGCACCTTTTGTTTTACGAGGGGCTATGTGCCCGTGCTTGCAGGGTTCGCCTGTGAAGTAATACTTTGCGCCAGTAGCTTTGGCTTCTTGGCGGGTTTTGGGTAAGTTTGCGGTGTCCATTTCATCTCCTGTGTTACGACACAGGAAATATACCATAGAAGTTTAAGAAAACAAAAAACCCCGCCGAAGCGGGGTTTTCTGCGCTAAGTGCTTGATTTACATCAAGCGCCAGGGCTTCCAAAGATCCCAAGGGGGTCAGAAACACCGAAACTGTAACGCTCACGGGCTTTATACCGTACGTTCCCAGTATCAAAATCACCGTCCATTGAGTTCTGCATCGGTGTGCGAACAAAGTGCTTCAGGCCGTTAGGCACATCGGTAGTCAGGAACCATGCGTTGGTATCGGTCAAATAGTGGTTGACCGTATAGCCTTCGGGGATGGAACCCATCATCTTCAGTGCGTTAACGTCGTTGTCAGCCGTAGCCACACGAAGCTCGGTTTGCAGCAAACGAGTTGCCGTAAACATGAGGTTCGGAGGAACAACCAACTTGCGGGGTTTTGCAGCGATCAGCAACCCACGTTCATCAGTCCACGCAGCAATTTGAATCACTGCATTTTCCAACGAAGTTTCGTTGAGATCCGAGTTAGTTGCGGGACGGTTGCTGTTAACACCACCAGAAACCAGCGGATGCGAAGTCGAGAACAAGGGCTGACCGTCACCATAGGTAACGCTTGAGCTAAAGCCATTGTTCAGAACTGCTGCTGCCTTCACCTCTTTGGTGTAGTACATCGCACGAGCAAGTGCCTTGGTGTAACGAGCAGACAAGCTGTCGTACAAGTTATCCTCAATCGCTTCTTCAGTGATCGAGAATCCAAGTGCAATCGTTTCGTGCGTATAGCGAGCAGTCCAAGCTTCTTGCGCGTTGTCATAACTTATTGCAGAACCCTCGTTTTTGACAGGGGCTGCGCTAAATCCTGACAGCTTGGTTTCTTCCTCGAAAGAACGCTCAGAGGTCTCCGTTTCGTAGATCTCTTTGTGCTCTTCGCCATACTTTGCATACTCCAGACCGAACAATGCGTTAAGGCCGGGGAGCAGCTCTTTCAATAGTTGTGCGCGTGAAATAGCCATTTAATTTCCCCTATTACAGTCCGGTTGGGTTGTAGTAGGCATGACCACCATCCACGACAGATCCTGTTACGTTCGGTGCATTGAACTTAACAATAGCTTCTGGGTAATAAGTCGTACCACTATAATCAAACGCCGTATCCGGCACCAAGTCAACAATTCGCAAAGGCAAAGTTGCCGTTACAGCAGCGGAACTCAACAAAATAGCCTGTTGTGAATCGCCAGATGTGGTATTGAGGGTATTAGCCACCAAAGCCACGTTATTGTTGATATTGGTGTAGGTTAGGCCCGTGGTCGTCGAAACAACCGTTGTACCTGTTACTACAGCAACTTGGAACAACTGATCAGGATCTTCGCAGACATAAGCATAGATAAAGGTGTTTGCCTTTACCGAAGTGCCGCTAGTCCACGATTGTGACCAAGTCGGTTGACCTGTAACAGAAGAAACAAACTGGCAGCCTAAGAACACACCAGCAAAGCCAGTAGCGGGGCCAGTCGTTGTTTCCGTGGTTACTGCAATGGTGCCGTCGTTAACAAACTTGACAGGGTCACCGAAACCAATGCTAGAAGCACCGGATGCGATACGACGCTGACGAGTTGCCCCGGCGAACACCTGACCGCCAATCAAATTGATTGGCTTTAGCCCGTAGGGGGCTGAAACAGTCGGGTAAGCCATTTTGGATTAACTCCTACGATTGTTGATTACCGCGCCCAAATGAAACCGTGGTTTTGCGCTCTGAAAATAGAGGCATCCTTGGATCATTCTCGCGCATGAAGTGATTGTCAACAGATCTGATTTGAGCTTCGGCTTGCTGTTGATAATAAGCATTCCGTTGGTCAACCATTTCTGTTGGCGTTTTGCACAGTAACAACCCACCCACCACGACATTATCTTTAAAACGAGCGTTGTCATTATCAAGATACATCGAGATTTCGGGATGGTCTTCTGCGCGAACAGGTTCCCAACCTTCGCGGATTTTGGATGACACATTGCGTGGGTCAGCTTGACCCAGCGTACTGACACGAATCCAACGGTACGTATACCCTGCTTCAGGAGCAGGATCGGGCAGCAGCGTGGGTGGTGCCCAGCTACGAGGACGTTCATCGTTGGCGCGAGTTTGTAGATCGCGGCCTGTGCGAGTTTCAGCTAATTTATTCTCAGCCATTTTGTGTCATTCCTTCCGCCACTTTTCGGGCATATGCTTCAAGAGGGATACGTAACTTCTTAGCAAGTGCCACTTGAGTCTGGGTCAGCGTGATTTTCTTCGGGGCAACGCTGCGACTTGCCGGGGCTACAACATTACTGCTCGTCCGTTTCGGTTTCTCCTCCTGCTTCTCTACACCATCAGAAAAGTTTTCGGGGAACACCTGCTTTAATCTGCTGTTGAGCCGCTCGTAATAATGATCCGAGGTAGGATCAACACCGTTTTTGACCAATTTTTCGTGCAGCCCCAAAGCAAAGCTGGTCATTTCCTCATCTCTTCCAAACCACTGATTTTGGCGTTGCCACGCAAGTGCTTTGGAATCAACTTGAGGCTCTGGGGCGGGTTGTAGACGATTATTTACAGGAACTTCGCGTTCTTGTAAAGGGGTGGGTTTAAAACTATTAATTCTGTCAAGTTTTAGTTTAGCTGCGGTTAAGTCTTCTTGAGCAGCAACAATTTGATCAGCATCCCCAGCATCGTAGGCTTCTTTATACTTTTTACGAGCTTTATCTAACTCAAGCTCTACAGCCTGTTTAACAGAGCCAACGAGGAGGGTTTCATTAGTTCCAAGATTTTTTTGAAGCCGTTTGTTTTCTTCAACTAATTGTTGAGCAAACCGCAAAGCTTCTTCACGCTCTCGAAAAGCAGCTTCTTTAGCTCGGCGCTCATCGTGGTATCCGTGCGACAGTTTCTTAATACGCTTTTGCACACCCTCGTCGTATTTAGAAAGTTCATCGTCAGTTACTTCGCTGACAGGCTCATCGAGCGGTTTACGTCCTTTATCAGGATCGGGCGTATCGTCAACGACTTCTATTTCAAACTCAACATCGTCTTTAGCCTTCTTTTCAGGCTCACGTTCATCTGGGAATTTATATTCCACTTTTTCAAAATCTGCCATATATCACCTCACGCACGTTGAATGCCACGGGG